ATTTACGGCAAGCAAAACGTCAAGTTTTAAAAACTCACCCTGACAAATCGCAATTGCCCAGTCAATATTTCTTGTTTTATTCCAAAGCTTACAAACTACTTTATGGAATTCACGAATTTCGAATGCGAGGAGAGGCGTCCTCGGGATCCAATAGTGCTATGGAGCCCCAACGAGCCAAAGAGATTGTTGACTATGGACGTCTCGCCGAAAATATCGACCACGAATTGACCTCCGAAAACAAACAAGAATTACTTCAACGATTTTTGAAGAAAGAATTCGGGATCGATTCCCAAGGATTGCATGAAGTAGAAATGGGAGCCGAACAGCGCACCAAATCACACAGAGAGTTCAATCACTGGTTCAATGAACAATTTGAAGCGCAACGGATTCTAAGCACCGAAGAGGCCACAGGATACGGTGAATGGTTGCGTTCAACCGATGAGCCTTGCGACAGCTTTCTCGATGAGGGTGTCGGGCCTCACGATCTGCAGAGACTAGAAGCAAAACGCAGGAAAATGATGATCGAGACGGGGGCTTTGCAAAAATATAGTGCCAATGGCGGCGTCGCAGAGTTCCTTTCCTCGGGAAGTGGATTGGGCTGTGTCTCTTTAGGAGGCATGTGTGAAGAGTTTGATGGAGGAGGGACGGGAGTAGGACAACTTCACTACCAAGACTTGCACAAAGCCCACACAGAAACGCTGTTGCCTGTCTGCGAAGAAGATGTCATGGCTCAAAAGCACCACTTCTCAGGCCTCCAGGAATTGAAAGCTCATCGTGCTCAGCAAGACTTGACACCACTCAGCGAAGCAGATTCAAATCGAATGTTGCAAAGGGAACATAGGCGTGACGCAGAAAATGCAGTGCAAAGAGCGTATGAATTAGCGCGGCAATCCGAAACATCCCTCACGAAACAAAAAGCCTTTTGGAATTCATTGCAGCTTTTGACCAGAGAATAAAGTTTCTCAAAAAAAAAGATGGTTCTCTTCCTCTTTGTCTTTTTCTTTTCATGATTGTAATCTTCTCGGGATCGTAAAATAGGAAACATTTCTCCCACATCCTCTCCTGCATTTTCTCTATTCCATCTTTCTCCCCCCCCCTTACCCCTTCTCCCTCCCCCCTCTCCCCCTGCCCCTCCCCTTTGTCATGCCTGAAAGCACAACCATAGCCACTTCAGCGGCCAAGTGGCTCGATTTAGATCGACCTACCTTGAATGCCGTTGTTTTGATCATCCTTCTTCTTGGTATGGGTCTGCTGTACAACCGCTATCAACACAAACTGGATTTGGCGGGATCGAGCCAGGGTCTCAATGATTACGAAGCTATACAAAAATACCTCCTTACCGACGAAACATTTTACGATACGCATGACCGCGATACGAAACAAAGTTTTCAGTCCCCCGATAGCGGAGACCACAAATACAAACCCATCCTGTGGATCCATCTCGATTATCATTACAATGCCCGCCATTGGTTGAGTTTCGGATCCCGCAGTTCCCATCATTTGAATCAGCCTTATCTTTATATCACCGTGAAAACCATTATTGATCAGTGCAAAGATTCGTTTCGTATTTGTATTATTGACGACGAAGCTTTCTTCAAGCTGATTCCTGACTGGTCGATCCATCTGAATCGGTTGTCCGATCCGATCAAATGGAATCTGCGATTTTTAGGGCAACTTCATCTCCTTGAAAAATACGGGGGTATGATCGTCCCATCTTCGTTCCTTTGTATGCGAGATCTTATTGACATGTACAATATGGGGACAGGAGATGCGTACATTGATTCAGCTGTGTCATCATCTCACATGTCATCAGGCAAGGATCCCATTGAAGCCTTTGTCGTCGAAAACCACAATCGGAATGTTACGGCATCCGACATGCTTTTTTGTCCCGACGTAACTTTCATCGGCGGCAAACGAGGAGCTCCCCTTCTTCGAGATTTGATCGATTTTGTCCAGCGTACTTCTTCTGCCGACTATACGGATCAAGCGTATTTCCTTGGTGAGTATTCCCGATGGTGCAAAAAACGAATCCATCAGGGAAAAATGAAATTGATTGACGGCAAATCCATCGGCATCAAAACCATCGGCAATCAACCTGTTTTGGTGGATGACTGGATGAGTGAGGCCTTCATAGATCTCTACTCAAACATGTTTGGAATATATATTCCTGTTCGGGAAATCATGAAACGATCGCCGAAATTCGGATGGTTTCTGCGAATGTCACGAGAACAACTATTGACGTCGGAGATCGCCATCTGCAAATATATGCTGTTGGCATCTCGCCCTGACAATGCCAACCAAGCTCAAAACTATTTGGGGGAAGAGAGACTCCGACATGTAAAACACAATCAGAGCCTCTGGCACCAATGGATGGGATATTGGCAAGTGCCGAGCCAATTGCAGCTGTGGGGGCAAAAGCCCAACGCATTATCGGGATATCTTGTCAAAACAGAAACGTTGTCTGCGTCCAAAAATGGATTACTACCGTAAGCGATGGTAGCCAATGGATTTCCTCCTCAGACATATATAAAATAATTTATTTTGTAAGTCGAATTGTCGTACTTGATGTGAGAAGTGTAGACAATCCCCAAAATATTGCAAATCTGACGAATCACTGTAATAAATGCATTGTAGGTTTGCTTTCGTGTGACAAACGTTTGCTTGCTCAAATGGTAATAAGGTTTGCATTGCTCCAAAAATTCGTCAATAATTTTCGTGAAGATCCCTTTCTTGAAAGATTCCAAATTAAAGACATAATATTTGCTGTGATGTTTGATGCATAATTTTTCAAGCATATCTACAAAAAGTTCACGAGGGACTGGCGCCTTGAAAATTTGCGACATTCTTTGTCAAGAAAATAATAAACCAATCAAATTATTTTTTTTTTGGCTTTTTTGTTTTGTCTGCCTTTCCTTTCTTCAATTTTCCTCAAATTATGATTTCTTTGATTTTGAACGGAGCAAAAACCTTTTTTTTTCCAAACAGTTACAAATCCATCCATGAAAAATTTTTGACCCAGAAAAAAGACTTGGTGATTCAAACGCAAAGAGGAAGAGGAGTTGTGGAAGGATGAAAATATTTATACAGGTTGTTGGTAAGTAGAACTAATTCAATTTCATCTTCATGAAGATTGTGGAAATACGAAATATATTTGCACAGAAACGTGGTCATATGATATTTGTCGTTGTTGGAAAGATGTGGATCGGGGGAGGAATGTTTGATATAGCTGAAAAAATTATCGAGAACGTCCATGACTGAAAAGCCTCGATCATACAGATTCATGATGATTTCCATGGCTTCTTGCATATTTCCTTGTCGTAATTCGGAAAGATAGGCATCGTAATGATGGAATGAAATGATGCTGCAAAGATGATCGACCGTGTCTACGTCCATCACCCACGAATCCCTGTCTTCTCCTTCCGATTCCCCATCCGATATGGGGCGCACCAATTTACATTTTTCCAAAAAGCTTAGAAGAATCTTGACATTGCACACATTTTGACATGACAATTCGAGTATTTTCATGCGTGCCGTATCTGTCATCATTATTTGTTCCGTTTCTACAATTTGGGTCATCATCCATTCCAGCTGCAGATGTCGTAAGGGCTGTAATTTCAAAACCAGAAAACGTGACTGCAAATTGTCGATGAGTTGATGAACATTGGTGCAAGTGATGATAAAGTGGCAATGAGGATGGTATCGGTCGACGCAAAAGCGAAATACTTGCTGGCTCTGATCGGATAGCAAATCCATATCATCGAAAAAGACGACCTTTCTTTGTAGTCTCGACGCCGTTTGACAAAAGTTTTTCACATCATTTCGGTAGAAATGAATCCCTTGGTCTTTTAACGTGTTGAGCACCATCAGATTTTCCCGAGAATAATGCAAGTTGTCAAGATACTCGGATATGAGAGATTGCATTAGGGTTGTTTTTCCTGTGCTTTCATGACCTATTACTAAGACCACCATTTGATCGCCCCGCATGAGCGTTTGGAGTATATCATACACGCGAAAATTGTTCATGCGGAATTCATCGGTTGTTGGGGTTGTAGCATAGCAAGCTTTGAAGTCCTCGATTTGCTTAGGGCGATATTTTTGCAAAAAGAGACGGGAATCGTTTTGCTTGCGCGCGTTACTTCGTTCGGGTTGAGACTGCAAAGACATTAGAGGAATGATGCAAGAGGAATTGAGTGGGAGTTTGCCAAAATAGGAATGAACAAGAAAAAGCAAGTAAATATCAATCATTAAAATCGATTGCTTTTAAATGGCCACCAAATTCACAATTTTACCAACCTCGCCCCCTCCCTCCATCCCCCATCCCCCATCCCCTATCCCACCCCATCTATATCGTATGCAAACTAGCAAAACCGTTCATTCGTACCTCACCGACCGACTTCCCATAGAAATTATCGGTATCATAAACCAATATGCAGCAAATCCTCAGCCTTTCGAGTTGTGTCGGGACATCAAATCATACACAGAGACGTTTGATTTGATGCGAGAATATTTTATTTATCTTGAACTGGAGGGTGGCGATCGAATTCGCGAAGAATGGCGCCTAAAGATCGTGCCCGCTCTTCGCCAGGCCCATGTTCGAGTAACAGATCTGCCCCTGCTTGTCAATGGCCTGAAAGAATATACGAACGGCGATATTGCGTATGCCTTACGATATGACCATGACTGTTTCCTTCGGCACTATCATTGTGTAATTTCGGCTTACGATTATACCTACCGTTGTCCTTATGCAAAAGCTGTAAAATGGAATACTCGTTTGACAGATGCTTCTTATCGATTGAGCAGGCGCCGCCTAAAACTTTATATAGGTTTGATGACATGGAGGGAGAGGAAAGCATTTGAGGCTCAATATGATTTAATGAAGCGTTAAGGAGCAAATGGGCTAAAGTATGAAGGTGTCACTTGGGTTGTCTGCCAGTTTTGGATCGATGCCAAATTAGTGTAATAGTAGGGGCGGTACTTGGGTCCCTTGGATGAAAATATTTTCAAATAATGGTTGTATTTGACAACATTCCCCGAGGGCGTCAAAGTTGTGACTTGGAGGGGAGTATTGCTAAAAGGGAAGTAAATGGTGGGAGTTGGAGAAATTGGGTATGGAGGATAAGATGGATAGTATTGTATCGGCATGGTAGTCATCTTTTTAGTTTTGCTGTGGGCGACCAATAGGGGGGAAAAGAGTTGGAGAATAATGAATGAATAGGGAATATGTGTTTTTTTGAATATTATACACTATTATCAAGAAAAGAATTCCATGTGATAAAAAAAAGATCGTTTGATTAAAATGACCATTAGTGGAGATTCATGATCGTTTGATTCTTGCATCATAGTTGTCGTCTAGCCCCAGGACTTGAATCGTTTTGAAGGTGCTTTCGTATGAGGTAATGTAAGACTTTTTCGTCTTTTCGGCTTTGGGAAACGTCGAAACTTAGATATTTCTTTGCGTAGTGTATTTTGATTGTCCATAAACATTTTTCTATTTCTTAGTCGAGAATCCCCAATTAGTCGGGTTTCTTTTTCATTATTAAATTGGGCATCTGCTCCATTCCAAGACCTACGTTGTGTACGTGCTTTACGTTGAGGCCTTTCAAAAGACCGACGGGTTTTGCTTTTTGGAAGGGCTACACGGATTCGTTTTTTTAAGAGGCGAGAATCATGTGTTTTCTCCGTTGTAAGTCTTGCAAATCGGTCAGGTCCATAAGAATAATAGTACCCAAGCCTTTTGGGAACATTAGGATGAGCAAGTCTTTTCGCAGACGGTTGTTTTCTCATGAAGTCAAATAATTCTTGATTTTTTAGAATTTCGTCTCTGTAGGGGTCAAATCCACCCATCTTACTTTGATGTGATACTTCTGCTCCTCCTACACCAGGGGAGTCTAAAGCACTTGCAGCAGATCCTAGCGATGCTTCTCCTAAATCAGTTCTTCGATAAGATCCCAAAACTGCTCCACCTGCCCTTGGGGGATGAGAAGCAAAAACGTCAGGTTCTTCCCAAACTTCCCAATCATCTAATCTAGGATGTCTTGAAGTCCGAATTTCAGCACGAGGGTTTGGTACCAGTCGTCCAGGATTATCCCTCCATATTGAAGCATCTGCTGGGTTAGCAACACTATCATCGCTGTCGGAATCATAATTTCTTATTCCCTTTTTTTTTATTTGATCAATTTGATCACTCATTTGAGTTCTTGGAATACAATAAATTCAACTAAAAAAGTCTTGATTGATATTTGTTTTTTTTAAAGTCAAATAATTACTACATATAAAGAAATTTTTTTCTCAAATGGGGTTCTGTAACTGAATTTGAGAGACAGCAGTAAAAGCTGATTCGCGTACCCATATTTGGCACACATATTTTGTAGTAATGGCTGGACATCCCGCATGCAGGGCTCGCTCGTCCAACGTTCCATTGATATCGGCAGGGAAAAATACCAATGCCGTTCCTTGGCGAGGATGAACTCGTAAATCCAAACGCGTAAACTCTGTGCAACCTCCGTTTGGACAATCATTGAGATAGACAAGGACAGTAGCAAGTCTTTGCCCTCCATTTTCAGCGAACCGACGCGCATCTTCATCCGTCATCAAAAAAGCATCGTAATGAGGACGATATTCTTGGGAAGGAAAATACCGTCCAATTTGAGGAAGTTCGATTTCTTGCGCCGATTTTCCCAAAAGAAAACGTGATACATTTTCCATGAGGGTCGGTACATCTTCTCTGCGAATAAAACATGTATCGGATGTGCGGTCATTCGACACCACACCATTCCCTTTTCCCACCACAGGAGATCGAACTAGAGCAGATGTATTTTCCGTCTGGTCAATGAGAGAAATGCACTTATCAGCAGTCAAGAAGTCATCAATGAGATAAATGGGAGGGTCCAAGGATACTTGTCTCAGACCTGGATAAGTAAGATCAATGGGAATAAAATTTGGATCTTGTCTAGGATTGTCGATGGGGACGATATTTTCAATCATATCCACAAGATATGGTGAGAGAGGGGGGGGGGAAGGAGGGATGAGAAGAAAGGATAGACACTCGAACAAAAAATAAAGCAATCAATTTTTTTTTACTAAATTCGATATTTTCTTGTATTTAAATTGTTTTGTCAAACGAGCCAAATCAAAGCTTGACAACGCGTATATAATAGAGCCATAACGCTAAGCCCAACATCGCCTTTGTTATGCAATCCAGTCCATTCATAAAAATATTTTTTTGATTGTCTGGGAAATAATACGCGATTCCATACATGGACCAAAAGAACAAGTACCAGCCATACAAAAAGTAATTTTCGCGCTTGGGTTTGGGGGCCACATACGACTGGAATATGATATAAAACATAATAAAAAATGGAATAAATCCAGCAATATCAGCGACTATCCGAGGAAGAATGCCCGCTTCCCCAGCATATCCAAATCCAAGCATGACATAATTCAGAGCAATAATGGTCAAAATAGTAGCCAAACGAATATCTTGTTTTGAATTTTTGCTGAGCACGAGACAAAGAGTTAACAACATCATCGGAGTGGTCAAAGACCAATCTTGATATCGCAAATCCGTAATTTCCTTGTAATCTAGCGGGTTATTCTTCTTGTCAGCATCATCCAGCTTCCCCATAAAAACACTATAAAAATAACCAGCTATGATACTAATCACCGTTTCTAAATTCATGACATGTCGAACTATTGGGTCGTCAGTTGAAATTGCTTCAATGAAGGTAACCGACGCGGTTGTCAATAAAATGATATACGCAAACGTAAATGAAAATCGTACAGCTTGACTGATTTTCTGATTGTTTCGAGTATCTCCCGTTTTGATATTCATTCAATTAAAGATCTCTCTCGATGTTTTCAATAATAATAATAACAACCCCCAAAAAAGTATTCCTGTTTTAATGATTCAACGAGGAGAAAAAAAGAACCCCCTTTGTTTTTATTTTTACACGAGCAATCCCAAGTCCACAATCTCACCATTTCGAATCTTGCCGCAATATTCAACGAGAGCATCGACCTCCAAATTATGCCATTCATATTTTTCCGCAATCGGTCCTTGAATCAAACTCTCAACCGTTCGTAATGTATCAGGAATCTCCCATTCCCATAAAATGCCTTCAAGAATGTTGACGATGCACATGCGACTCACGGGATGAGCAAACAGTTGCATCAAAGAAGAGTAGCACAATCCCTGTGAAATCCACTGTTGCGAACATTCTTGTTTCGTACTGGCTTTAATTTCTACCAATCGCTCTCTACGTTTGTCATAGATATCACATTTTCCACGAATCGCAACTGTATGAGAATGTCTCACTTGCAATAACTCCAATTTGTCGGGACCATAAATACATGCCTGCACTTTCAACGGTTTTTCAAAATGCAAAATTGTATCTTCCACAAGCAAAACGTTTTGTTTGTAAGCTTCGACATTATTATGCAACGTAGTTATATCTGGCATCAAAATGCCGAACCCAAACATGCTGTTGTGGTTTGGTTTGTAAAATTCCGCCCCGATCTGAATATAAAACAACGTAATATTCCACCAGCATTCGCAAGATAAATCTCGATTGGTTTTGCGAATATCCAAAAAATCTTCCACCTGATCTTGAAATTCGGGTCGTTCAAAGACGGAGTGATAAACACGCTTTCCTGTTTTGAACGCGGATCGAATTTTCGATCGCAAACAAAGGTTTTCTTTCCATGCAAAGTAGGGATGACGGATGTATTCATCAAATGCATTTGAATCAGTAAACGGAATTTTGTTGACATCATACATACATGTCAAAAAGCGTTCGTCATTAGTAAATTGAATATTGTCGCCATTTACCGCATCTTCAAAACGCGCAAGTAAATGATCCGCCATTACAAGTCGCTGGATCATGAGTTCGGCCATATTCCCGATGAGACAATAATGCTCGTTGGTATACTGTACTCCCCTTGTCAGTGCCTGGCGAGACCCAAAAATGACGGGTTCTGCTTCCCATCGCCGAGCGTCTCCCGTCGGTGTAAATAATTCCGACGCCTCTTCAAATACCTTGGAAATGTTTTCTTTCACAGACAATTCCGAATTTGTTCCCGTCATCTTGGCCATCTTTCGGTAGTCAAATAGCTGAGGAATTAAATATTCTCTGTCCACCTTTTCATTTTGTTCCGTCGCGATATGCTCGTTGAGGCGATGCATAATGGAATTGTACGGCTCGGGGCAGCCTACAAACGACGAGGGATCCCAGCTGGCATAAACAAGTTTTTTAAACTCATGATGTTGCCATGGCAAGTACCTGGACGGACAACGATAATTGAACCCCACAAACAAATATTTCGTACTTCGAGTCAATCCTACATTCAGAAGAGACTCTCCGATGATTTCGGTTGGTTTATATACTTGACATTCCTGAGGAATAGAATATTCACTCACTCCCAAAAAGAAAACCACTTTGTGGCCTTTTCCTTTGTCCCCTGTGACACTCAATAATTTCGTTTTGCCTTCTGCAGCCGCCCAATTAAGAGCCGTGTGCCATCCGTCGCCTTCGGTCGACATGATTTCCACTGTATTTTCCCCGAATCCTCGTCTTGCATACAGCTCCCTCAGCTGCCAACTCATTTGATGAAAAACCACATTATTACGGGATTTGCCCATAATGCAGGCAACATCGTCGGGCACAATCGAGGGATCGCTCTCCATAAGTGCATCGAGCATTATCACCACTTCACGCGCAACGGACATGGCTTCATTGTTTTTGGTTGTCTTGTCGTGGGTGAAAAACACGGGTTTGTCTGGAGTAAGAAGATTCGAAGGCATTGATTCCATGGGCAAAATACCATACTTGATCTGTTTCTGGGACATGACGTAATTTGCAAGCGCAACATGAGATCGCGGGCACCGCATGCAAATATTCATTTGGAAGTAGGTAGGCTGCACAGAACGGAATAAATACATAGGATGGGCATCGGATACACTGGCAGGAATATCGTCTTCCATGTCTATTCGATGGACAGACCTCCCATCCCAAAATACCGTTTGCAAAATATCTCCCGCGACCATCACTCGGAGATGAGGAAATAATTTGCATAAATTCACAATGATTTTCATTTTTACCGAGCACATATCTTGAATCTCATCGATGAACAAAAAGCCTACATCTACTTTTCTTCCTTTTCCGCCTACGACCCTAGTTGAGACTTTCATAAGAAATCGAAGATCCGTACCGTCCGTTTCGTCGCCAGCCTCTCGCGCCTCTAAAGCTTCTTCTGTCAAACGAAGCAACATCATCGTCTTCTGGGAAAAGCACTGGGCAATTTCCTGCACTCCTGGCTGATCTTCAATCATCAAATGAATCCATGCATCGAAATTTGAGATGGAAAAGGGGGTGTTTTGAAACATGCCCAAAAAATGATTGGATTTTCCGCTTTGACGAATGGGTACATCCAGGGTATCTCTCATGCGTTTGCATAATTCATTCGTAACCGACCCGACCAACGTGAGCGCTAAAACGGGAGTATGATATGTTTGAATGTGATGAACCATTTTTTTAATACCTGTGTCGGTTTTGCACGAGCCTGCGCATCCGTTGACAATGATACGAGCGGACGTCGACTCGACAATGGATTGTTGTTGTTCATGAATGAATGATAATGGAATGGAGGGATCTTCGTTGCTCATTTTTTATTTATTTAAAAAAACAGTTTTTTTTAAAAAAAATTTGCTTTCAAACAATTGAGTTAAATTCAATGTTGTTTCTTTAATTCCTTTTTATTTGTCATTCTTGCAACAAAACTTAAAACGACAATTGTTTCAATCGGTGGGATTTGGGATTTTTTTGGGACAAGGGTCGGGACAAATCGGGCTCGAACCCACGTATTTGGCGACAAATGGAATCATACAGATCAGGATCTGATCGAGCTACACTCTCGTTGAGTTGAAATATAATGTCGTCGCGAATAGGAGCAATGGACGGATTCGTAAAAAGTTTAGCGATAACATTGCTGGGATGTAACGTCTCCACTTGCATATTGTGCACCATCATTCGATGATCCTGGCCTTCCAAAATGACGTTGTAGAGAATGTCTCCTTGGTAAGGAACGAAAACGACAAAGGGACCATGCGAATTCACAAACGTGTGGGCAGATCGCACCTCTTTTTCGTGATGAATATGGTGTTCCATGCTCGTATAGGTATCACGGTTGGGGACATTGATTTGAAGAGCGTGTCGTTTAAACAAAACAAGGGAGTCTTCTAAATAGTGGGTTTTTGTGATACCCGCAATATGTTGACCTGCAATTGTATGAGTACCAGGAATAAGGGAGTTGATATATACATCGCCCTGGTCCGTGGTGACCAGAGTGTTGCCAACAAAACATATATTGCTCGACAAGGTGGGTGGGGCGGGTGTTGGGGTTGGAGTCGGGGCGGGTGTTGGGGCTTGAGTCGGAGCGGGGGTTGGGGCTGGAGTTGGAGCGGGTGTTGGAGCCTTTGTTGGAGCAGGAGTTGGAGCGGCTGTTGGGGCTGGAGTTGGAGCGGCTGTT